GACGGCGGAGCAGATGGCGGGCTTCTACGTCCTGAATGACGCATGGCGCGGCACGGCAGAGATGGAAGACACTGGCATGACCATCGACGAGGAGCATCACAGCCGCCTCATCAATATGTGGTCAGTGCGGCGTGTGGTCGCGGAAAAAGTGCTGCGCCGCTATACCCCGCCGGACATCATTGAGAACCTACGCTCAAAAAAGCAAATCTCTGACTTCCTGAAGACTGTCATGGACGAGACAAGTCTGCGGTCGTGGCCGAAAACAGACAAGTCAGAGCAACTCCAGACTGACCGCAAGCAACTGCGTCAGGCGTCCTTTCGTTCACCCTACCCATTCTCGCGCTGGTTGGCGGCGATGATCGTGTTCAACCGCGCAGACAAGTATCTAGGCACTTACGGCGAGACGCTGCTGACAAAGCAGCGGCTGGCTGGCCGTGTCTACGGGCGCTTCAATATCGCTCAAGCCATCACAGGCCGCTACAGTTCAAATTCGCCAAACCTTCAGAACATACCAAGAACACCTCTGGTGCGGCGATCCTTCATCGCCCCGCCAGACACAGAGATGGTGCTGGCCGACTACAGCGGCATCGAACTGCGCGTCTTGGCGGAAGTCAGCAACGACAAGCAGCTAAAGCAAGATGTGATCTTTGGGGACGTTCACGCCGAATCAGCCATCACACTGTTCAAGGTCGATCCCGCTGAGTTTAAGGCCCGCCTGAAGGCCAAAGACCCCCGCGCTAAGGAGATGCGCTCAAAGGCCAAGGCATTCAGCTTCCAGCTTACCTACGGCGCTGGCAACGCTGCTCTGGCTATGGTGCTGCGCTGCTCTGACGGCGAGGCGGCGGAATACGTCGATAAGTGGGCGGCGCGGTATCCCTACGCCTACGCGCTGCGCTTCCAGATGTTCGATCAGATGAACGCCACAGGGCTGCTGCCAATCAAGTCTGGCCGCACAGTCTACGTCCACAAGAACGAGCGGACGCTGCCCGTGGCATCGAACTACCCAATCCAAGGCGCTGCCGCTGATGTGATGTATCGCGCAGTCACGCGCATGAGTTTCAAAGTCTACGAACTGCCGTTCAAGTCGCGGATGCTGGCGTCGATCCACGACGAATTGCTGATGCTGGCAGAGATGGGGCGCGGCGAGGAACTGCGGGAAATCATGGTCGAGGAGATGAGACAGGCTTGGCTGGACATTTTCCCCAATGCTGAAACGGCAAACCTATCGGAGAGCGCAGTCGGCCAATCGTGGGCGGCGAAGCCCTAAACACTACATCTTGTAGCCACTAGGGGTTGACCCCCCCATATTGTGTGGCTTCACAGATGACTACAAAAAGATCAATATCACAGTTCTGCTAAGGAGGGACCACCATGTTCACTATCGGAGTTGACCCCGGATCGCCGCTGACTATCGGCGTCCTGTTGGAAGGCAAACCATACAAATGCTACAGCGGCGAAGAAGTCGCTGTGCAGATCGTCAAGGCTGGGCGCAAGAGCGCCTCTTGGATCAACCAAGCCGCCCTGATTACCACGATCCTGCGGACGCTCAAGGCGCTGGCGGCTGAACACAATTACCAGCCAATGGTCATCATTGAGCGCGTCACGATCCGCCCGAACGAGAGCCTGAGTGCTGGCGTCCCGTTTGTTGGGTCGATGTTCTTGACGGAAGGCATCTGCGCGGGGCTGAAGCTGCCTTACAAGCTAGTGCCGCCGTCAGTCTGGAAGCCAGCGATGAAGATCGCCGTCACGCTCCAGAATCCCAAAGAGCCAGCGCGGCTACGCGCCATTGAGACATGGCCGGACGATGCTGGCTATTTCGCCCGTAAGATGGACCACAACCGCGCTGAGTCGCTGCTGATGGCAAAATACTGGGAAGACATTGGGTCGGCCAAATGAACATGCACCAAGTCATCACATCTGCTGACTTGATCGAAGCAGCACTGGACTGGGCCGAAATGGGCGTCCCTGTGTTTCCGACAGGCGACGACAAGCGGCCCCTGACCCAAAATGGCTTTTACGATGCAAGCACCAATCCAGATCACATTCGCAAAATGTTTCTGGACGCCGGAAGCCGTCTGCATGGTATCGGCGCGAGGATGGGGGAAGCCTCTGGCTTGTTCGCCATCGACGCCGACACCTACAAGGACGGAGAGGCGGGCGATGCGGCGAAGAAGTATGTCCTTTGGCTGTCGCAGTCGGGCTTCATGCCTAAGACACGGGTCCACGCCACACGGAACGGCGGTCGGCATTACATCTTCTCGTCGGACACTGAGTTCCCCAACTGCAAGCCGTCCAAGGGCGTCGAGGTAAAGGGCGAGGGAGGCTATATCGTCGTTCCCCCCTCTCCGGGTTACACTGTAGTCAGCGAAGGCGCTGTAGCGGCCTCTACGGGCCTCCTAGACCATCTTCGCTCCGCTAGGGTAGCCCAAGCGGCCACGCCCATAGAGGCGCTAAAGAAGAACATCCTGACGGGGGATGACTTCCACGACAGTCTGACTCAGCTTGCAGCTAAGATGTCGTCTGCGGGCGAGCCTATGGAGTCTGTGCAAGCCACACTGCTGGCACTGATGAATGCCTCGGTCGCCGCCAACCCAAAGCACCCACGGCACGACCGCTGGGAGCCTATCATGGCAGACAAGAGCGGCGAGTTGACGCGCATTGTCGGCAGCGGCCATTCGAAGTTCAACACAGTCTCAAAGACAGACGGACTGCGCGATGCCGCCCCCGTCTGGTTGAAGGAAATGGCCGCGACTATGTTTCCGGCCACACGGATTGAGAACGCGCTGGTCCCTGTGGTCGTGGCTGCATCTTACGGCGATGACTTTCCGTTTGCTGGCAAGCGCGGTTATTTCGGCCACGAAGACTTAGACGTTCTGACAGAGGAGTTCATCATGCACCCGATCTACCATGCGAGCGAAGTCACGCTGATTTCGGCTGATCCCAAGGCAGGGAAGACACTGGTGAGCCAGACCCTCGCTATGCACATTGCCGCTGGGCTTAACTTTGACGACACGCTGACTGTGACAGAGCGCCGCCCCGTGCTGTATTTCGCCCTTGAGAGCCAGACAGCGATTAGGAAACGCCTAATGGCATGGAAGAAATACCATGATCCGATGGGCGACAAATACACGGACGAGATGACGTTCCCATTCTACACAGTCGAGGAGAGCATCAACCTTCTGGACGAGGCAGCGCGGCTGAATTTGGTTGAGCAGATCAAGGCAGCGGATGCTTGGTGGCTAAAGAAGGGCGAGAAGCACCTTGGCGTCATCGTCATTGACACGCTGACTAAGGCGATGCCCGGAGGAGATCAGAATAGCGTCGAGGATACGTCTGCTGTTTTCGATGTCATCGCCAAGATCAAGGACGCTGGCATCAAGGCAGCGGTGGTCATCATCCACCACAACACCAAGAATGGCAGTGGGCCACGCGGTTCGAGCAACATTCAGGCTGAACCTGACACGCTGCTGACTTTGACCAAGAACGAGGAGACAGACCAACTCGAACTGAAAATCTTGATGGCGCGGTCTATCGACGACGACAAGACGTTCCTGTTCGACATTGTGACTGAGAAACTGGGCATCAGCAATCAGGGCTACGAGATTACAGCGCCTGTGCTGCTTCCGGGGTCCAAGTCAGTGAACGAGGCAGCAGACGCTGCAAGTGAAATGCTGCGGATCGAAATGATGTACCAGCCGCTCTACGCCGCTGTCGCCGCTTACGGCACGGGCGTGGTCCCGCTGAAGCGGATGCACGAGCATCTGAAAGAGGCGCTGAAGGACACGAACCTGTATTCCAAAGCGACAAAGATGCGGGCTGATGCGGCTGACTTGAGTTCATTCTTGCTGGGGCTGTTCCCATCGACGGGAAAGAATGTCGCTGGCGGCTACAACGTCATGGTAGAAACAAAGGAGAACCGCTACGGCTCTCCTTTGGTCACGTTCTTCCGCATCTTCAAGCTAGAAAGCTGACTATCGTGGGCCTTGAGCGGCGTTGAACATAGACGTTGCCGCCCCTGCTGTGGCAGCGCCGCCGCCAGTGGTGATGCGCGGAGGAGCAGTCCCGTAAAGATACCGCATGATCTCTATGAGCGCATCTTCAGCCTCTGGGCCTTGCTTTGCTGCATAGCCGAGCATCTGGTTTTGGGTCTGCACTGTTCCAGCTTTCTTGCCTTCAACAGCGAGACGACGAAGCGCACCTTGAGTCGCCCCTGAGAACAACCGACCCATCATGCCTTGTCCAGCAACTGTGGTGACATCAGCGGAATTAGCAAGAAGACGAGACGAACCCACACCTTTTGCGTAGTCGTCGGACATTTTCATTCGTGCAGCATCGACGGCTTTTTCCGTTCCGCTGAACGCTTTGTAGCGTATGGCAGCATCGTAGAGTTTGTCTACTGCCGCGCTACCAAAGATTGTGTCCAGTTTCTGTGTAAAGGCAGCGTCAAGTGTCGGACCAATTTGGCGGGTGAACTTGACCGCGCCGCCTGACTTATCCAGAAACTTGATTTGGATTTCGTCACGAGCAGCGCGAGCGACTGCCTGTTTTTCCATGTCCGACATTTTTGCGTAGAGTTTTGCAAAGTCGTCGGCACTGTGCTTACCTTGAAAGACTTCCACAGCCAATTTGTTGGCGTTGTCTACGGCGAACTCGTCGGCGTAAATTTTGGTTGCTGCCGCGAACTTTGGATCAGCAGTTAGTTGGTTGTTCAAAGCGTTTTTGATTGCGATGGCGTCAGCGCGGATTTCTTTAGGAATAGCCTTGTCAGGAGCGGCATTTGTGATCCGCCCGTCAAACGCTTTCTTCAGTTCGAGGGCTTCGTCTACAGTCAGGTCAGCTTTTCCCGGATTGCCGGGGTCTATCATCTTACCAGCTTTGTTATATTTTGGCGCTCTGTAGCCCGTAAAGTTGTTCAGTTCTGCAAGGAAGTCAGCACGAGCAGACTTTGCCGCAAGACTACCACCAAAGCCTCCGCGAATCTCGTCCCTCAAGTCAGCCACATTTACTGTAAACCCTTTAGTCCGCATATCTGCCAGTGCGGTGGTATAATCAGTGCGAGCGCCTTCAATAACAGCCTGTCGATCTTCAGCCCGCGCAACTTTGCCGTAAGACGGCCCAATAGCAGCGTCGAGGTCGTCCATAAGAATGGCCCCAGTGTCGCGGGCCACAACAGTGTTTGCGATTAAGGGCGCGGACGCTTTTGCGGTGCGCGGGTTGATGGCTCCTGCGGAAATAGCCGACAAGATCGGATTCAAGTCAGCAATCGTCGCATTTGGCCCAAGAGCGCGTAGCTGCGCGGTTGCGTCAAGAATGTCCACAGGGTTTGTCGCCTCGCGGCCTAGTCCAGCATTTAGAGGGCCACCAAACAATGTTTCTGACGCTTCGCGTTTAGCAGCATCTACAGCGGCCTGACCAGTCAGCGGAAATAGCATACCTCCAGCCATACCTAAACCACCACCAAGAAAAGCAGAAAGCGCGGGGTCGCCTTCTCCAGTCATGGCAGTTTGCCCAGCACCTTGACCAGCGCCAGCTACACCTTGACTTACGCCAGACCCAAGTGCCGTGGTTGCAAAATTAGGAGCAAGTTTGCCTAGGGCATATTGCGCGGCTTTGCCAAGACCAAGCCCAGTTGCGACCGATGATGCTACTTCTGCGCCTGTAGCCGTATATGGAGCGTAGGCTTTACGTTGCTGCGAAACAGCCTGTTCTTCTGCTAGGTTCTGCCCAAAGGACTGGCCCCCACCAGTGACAAAGCCAAGTGCCGTGTCCAATGCTGACTGGACGAAAGGGCGAATACCCATTGTCGCGCCTTCCATAGTCGCACCAGCAGTGAGCGGGTCGGTTGCTATTGGATTAGCACCTCCGGGTAGCATCACGTTCAGCATTGCTTGAGACGCTAGGTCAAAACCGCTAAGAGGGCGCTTTGCCGCTTCCTCTTGTTTCCGCTTATTTTCTGCGGCGCGGAAGCGGTTCATCTTTAGCCCTTCTTCTGGGACTTCTTGCGTTGTCTCCAGTAGCTTTGCTTTGCGCTTTGCGGCAGCGGCGGCAGCGGCAAGGGCGATGCTCATGTCGAGGCTAGTATCGGCCATCTTAATTACCCCCACTATTTTGCTGTATGTACTTGGCTTGGTCGGCTGGGCTTAGTTCAGCCCAGACGCTAGGCCACTGCTCTGCCGTGATGTTAGCTGGGATAGGCAAGTCAGCAGGAGGTGGCTCGAAGCTGCCAGACGCAGGAGGCTCTGCGCTGCCGACCACAGACCGATCAACTGGTCCTTGGTAAAGTTCGAAGTTTTTAGTCATCGCGTTGATGACATTTGCCGCTTCTGTATAGGCAGGATTATCTGTGGGAAGTTCGGTGATTTCGCCCGCTTTCCACGCTTCTTTTACATCTGGCGGGATGCTCATCCAGTGCCGCGCAAACGTGTCTTCCGTCACGCCAAGCGTGTTTTGTCCGACTTGATAAGGCTGACCAAACTCGTCATAGCGCATCAGGTCTTTGGGGCCGTAAAGAGCGTCCTTTGTGTAGTTCATCTGGAAGGCAGCATCTTTGACAATCACTTCGCCTTTTAGTTCTTCTGGAGTAGCGAGGCGCGACACAGACTCACCAAGTGCCTTCAAATCAAGGTTCGACACAGGAGTCAGCGTAACGCCAGCGTCTTTTGCTTTGATAAGAGCGTCAAACATGGACTGTGCGCCCAGCGTTCTCACTGTGGCAAGGAAAGAAGTGCGATCTGTCTGCTGAACGATCCCACCCAGTATGCCAGTATAGAGTTTACCTCCCATGCCAGTGGTCCAGTAATCCAGACCATTTTTGAACACTTCTTGCGCCGAATTTTCGGCCACAGCAAACTGGCGATCAGCGTAAAGATATTCTTCACTGGCAAGTGCGACAGCATCTGTCTTTGCTTTTTCAGCAGTAGCGACAGCGGAATCATAGTCTAGCTGTGCCTTTTTCACTGTTTGTTCAGCAGCAGCTAAGGCGGCTTGCTTAGTCTGAGCGTCAACAAACTGAGAACTTTGCGCGATCTGCAAGTTTAGCGCAGCTTGCTGGTTAGCAATATCTTTACCTTCGACATCAAGGTCCGCTTGTGCTGCCAGAGTTGGGGCAGCAGCTTTCTTTGCTTCAAGTTCTTGCTGTTTAAGCGCCAAGTCAGCTTGTAGCGCAGCAAAGTCTAGCGGTGCTTCCGCCGTATCTTGTGCTGTTGCTTGTTCCGTAGCTGCTGTGCCAGCTTCAGTACCAGCCAAGGTAGCTGCTTGCTGTGCGATGTCGCCCGGAAGCAGTGCCGCTTTTGCCGCATCATTTACGGAGCCAAACATAGTGCCAAACGCACCACCCACAGTCCCCGCAGGAGCGCCACCAGTAGCAGGAGCGCCGCCAGCCGCAGGAGCGCCGCCAGCCGCATCAGTAATTTGGACCAGCATAAGTTGATTATTTGGCCCAAGAACGTATTTATATCCCGGAGGTGCTGGAGGAGTCAGGATTGTAGCAGCCGTAGCTTCTGCTAACGTGAACTCCTTACCTGTAACTGGGTTAATTGCCCCAGAGTCTACGAGAGCCTGTGCATCTTGCATATTCGCTGTGCCGCCGCCACCATCGCCGCCTTTAGCGAGGAGAGCCTGTAGCGCAGTCGCTTCATCTGGGTATTTACCTCCGGCGACAAGGGCGCGGGCGTATTCAATTTGGTCAGGTATAGCTGCTCCAGCAGGAGGGGCGCGATCCTTCAGCAGCGTATAAACATCTTCTTCGCCGCCAAGAGCGATGACGCGCTCCGCACTCCGTGCTTCTGGGCTTCCCGGAGCGGCAGTGCTGAGAATGAAACGGGCGTCAGCGACATTCTGGTCACGAATGTCTTGCTGCTTTGCTTCTTGCTCCAGCAAACTCTGGTCTGCTTGGATTTTTTGATAGGCACTGAGGGCATCGACGCCGCCTTTTTGCACAAGGTCGATGGTTTCCTGCGGCATTTTTCCGGCTTTCATAGCCGAGACTAGCGCGTCTGTAGTAGCCGCGTCTTTCAAACGGGCGTCTTGAGCAGTCTGCTCTGCCCGCTTCATCTGGCGCTCGTTCAGCACATCGGTGTAATTGATCGCCCCAGAGGCGATACCAGCGGCCATGCTGGCGTCACCAGTCTGCGAGTACACCAGCGAGGCGGCTGCTTTAGCTTTCTCTTTTTCACGAGTGTCGAGGACATATTGGCGGCGGCGGGTATCAGCGTTTGCAGCGATGTTTGACAGATCGACCTGACCACCTTGCGACAAGGCAGACAGACCCTGACTCAGACCACGCCAGATGTCTTTGCGGTGTGCTGCTTTTTCGTCTTCAGCAGCAGTCGGATAAAGCGACGAAAGGATGCTTTCGACAGTCTGAGGCAGCGCACCGCCCGCAGCAGCCTCTGGTGCGCTCATCGACCCCATGCCAATGTTGTATCCGGGAACCACATTAGCAACGTAGTTCTGGGTTTCTTGGTACGGAGGCACACCTCCGTATTCGTTTACTGCTCCGGGGCCAGCGTTGTAGGCAGCAGCCGTCTTTGCTGGATCGCCACCAAATTCTGCTGACATAGCGTCTTTGTATGCCTGACCCATTTGCAAGTTAAGGGCATCGTTGTTTAGCAAAAGTGCTTTTGCAGAGGCTTCTGACTTATCGGGATACGACACGCCAGCCGCGTCAGCCATGTCAAAAATTGTAGGAACGCCGTAGCCGGGGTCCATTGCAGTAGAAGGCAGCACTTGCGCCAGCCCTGCTGCTCCTTTTGGCGACACTAAGCCACTCTGCCCGCCGCTTTCTTGTTGGACCATGCGGCCAAACATTGGGTCTTTGATTGTGGCTGGGTTAACATCAACAAGGGTAGGCTGCGGCACTGGACCGCGCTGCACGGCATCGTCAACTTGGACGCCTTGTCCTTTCAGGAAAGGACCAGCAAGCTGGCTCATAACGCTACCGATGCTCGAAGCCTCATCGCCCCGCGCAGTCGCATAGTCTAGGAGAGCAGAGAGTGGGTTCTTGCTACGGCGAACATTCATTGCCATGTCGTTTCCTTTACAGTCCCTTGAGGCCAGCAGCGAGGCTTAGGAAGTCCATAACACCGGGCTTATAGCTTCCTGTGGTCGTGGTCGCGTTTGCAAGCGGCGAGCCAGACAGAGCGCCAGTCAGCATTTGCAAGTAATTGTTGGGAGCGCCAGTGTAGTTGCTGAACATCGCCATAGCATCGTTAAGGCGCTGCTGCTCCATCTGCTGCTGCTGCATCCCACGATTCCACTGGTTCGACTCCAGCGTGTTGCCCATGTTGAAGGCAGAAGTGCCAAGGTTAGCCAGTGTCCCTGCCCCAGAGAGCATCCCGCCCGCGCCAGTGAAGCGGTTGGCAATGTCGCCACCAGCTAGGTTGGCGGCAGTGTTGAAGCCCTGCATACGCAGATCGCCACTCAGATTGGCGATATTGCGCTGGGCTTCTGAGTTGGTTGTCGCTTCCACGAGGCCGTGACGCGAGCCGCCAAATGCGCCAGACCGCGCTGCATTCGCAGCATTTTGCTGCTGCTGCATCTGAGTCAGGCGGTTGACATCGTTAGTGGCGTTGCCGATGACTTCATTCGTGTACGGATTCATGTACGTTGGTATCCCAGACGCGATGGTCGGGACGTTAGAGTAGGCGTTGATAGCCCCAGTTGCCGCGTTGCCAGCCCCAGTCAGGGCGTTGGCCGCTCCAGCGTAGGCATTGGTATTTGCTCCAACACCAGACATGGTATTTGCTCCACCACCAGACATGACGTTCTCCTTATTTGGGCCGCGCTACGGGGCGGTTTGAGGCTGTGGGGGCTTTTTGTGGGCCGCTGACAGCAGCAACAATGCGGCCAAGGACGCTGTTAGGATTGCTGGCGTTTACGCCGCCCGGAAGGTAGGAGCGCGGCGTAGCCATAGTGGTGTAGCCACCGCCGCCACCGCCGCCGCCGCCGCCGCCACCGCCATCAGTTGCATACTGAGGTGCTTGTTGCACGGCTGCTTGCGAGACAGGACCGCCGTAAGCCATTGTGGGAGCAGCGCCAGTCTGCTGGTTGATGAACAGGGATTCGATGAAGGCTCGCTGCCCCGCAGGGATTTTAGCCAGAGCCGCCTCGTAAGCGGCATACGGGCTTAGGTTCGCGCCAGTCGGCACAGCCATCGTAGGCAGACCAAACGCTTCTGCGCCCAGATTGCCACTTTGAATGGCGGCGATCTGCCCCGGCGACATTCCGGCGACTGTATCACCCGTGTAGGGGACGTAGCCGATCTGGCCGATCTTCCTCGCCATCGCCAAATTATCTAGCGCAGCGTTTTTCAGATCAGGGTCGATAGTGGTCGATGATGTCTTTTTTCCGCCGAGGCTCATGGTTCGATGCTCCTAACACAAGTTGTGAACTGCTCTGTCCAGCCGCCGCTGACTAGAACTCTTGACCACCCTTTGCGGCCTGAGAGAGTCAGTTTACAGCAACCAGCGTCACGAGCAGCCTGTTCGATTGTCGGTATCGTGTCCACAATCTCAGTCAGGTCGCCCCCTGCGGCAAAGACATGATAATGCTTTTGGCGCGGATACTCAACAATTTCAGTGAGGGCGACACTATTATCTGTGGACCAGAGGCGAAGTCTGCCTTGAAGTACCATAATAGTAAGGTCATCGAAGGTGTGAGTGCCGCCATTATGCTCCATTGCTGCCTCTAGTTCTGGACGAAAACGATCCAAAATGTCGAGCAGCGACCTGACTTCAGCCACCACACTCATGTGATGACCCGATTGATCGCTATGGTAGCAGACGGCGAGGCAGGGGCGTAGGCAGTCGCAGCGTGGGCTTCGAGGAAGCCGTGGATGTTGTCGGTCGCCCACATGGCTTCGAGGTAATCACCAGCGGCAAACTGGAACAGGCTGTCTCGCGCCACGACTGTAGTGCCGCCGTTGTTGTGCTGTGAAGCGACCATTGTGCTGCCGCTTACGTTGGCCCCGTTTACTTTCGGCCAGAAGCGCATCTCAACAGTAGAGGCGGAAGACGACGAAATCTGGGCTGTAAACGACAGGCGGTAAAGGCCAGCATTGGCAAAAACGAGCCGAGTCAGGTTTCCTACAGCGCGGCTGATGCCAGTGGCAAAAGCAGGGGCGTCGAACTCAATGGCGTAAGCCGTGTCCACGGCGGCGGCAGTGACTGTTGCTGCCTTGCCAAACAGCGCGTTACCCACGCCGTAATCGTAGCCTTCTACGGCCAGACGATGCCACGCATTGTCTTTGGAGACGACAGGATAGCCATCCTGATCCCACATGACGAGGCCATCAGTCGTCGCTTTCTCGCCGCCTATTTGCTTCTGCAACAGGATAGTCTGCGCGTCCACGGACCCGCTGGTGGCGTCACGCAGGAAGTTGTGAACGTCAGTCGCCCAGCGCGTGATGTTGTCGCGGTTAGGGGTCGGGACGATAAAGCTGCGTCTCACCGAATACCTCCAGTTTTGACGTTCACCCGCATAGTGCCGATCTGCCAGCCAGCTTCCCTGCCTTCAAAGCGCAGAGCAAACTGACGGCCTCGCGCTCGAACTGGCGTAGGCCCAGTCAGATTGTATGGGCCGAATGAAAGAGCAGGAAGGTTTGGCATATCTTGAGTCAGGATAGTCAGCGTGACATCGCCAGCAACTGCCTCGTCTGGGTAGAGGTAGTCGATGAAGGCTTGGCGGTCGCCTTGACCGAGTTCCAGCGGACCAGTCTCGCAATATGGAATGACGCCATCTGTGATGGCGGTTCCGGGCAGTTCGTGGTTGTAGAGCAGCCCGTCTGCCGACACCATCAGGGGGTAAGCAGTGGCGGCGTTGTCCACGGCCACGCCGCGCCCAATCTTGCCCTTGGTCCAGTGGTTACCAGAGAAGTCGTAGCAGATGTAGGAGTCAGGCTCCCCAGTCGTGCTGGTCTTGGATTGATAGAGCCACCAAACTTCGTTGAAGCCGCGCAGCGAAAAGCCGAAAGTCTTGCTGTATTCTGTCTCGCTCAAGTCATTGTGGAAGAAGTCGATAACGTCTGACTCCAACTTGTGCAGAGAGCCGTCATACATCCAGAAGTTTCGCTCTGCTGCCCACATGGCAAAGCGGGCAGTGGTGACAAGCGAAGTGGGAGAGATCAGGCCACTGTTGTCGCCCACGCGGTCAAAGCCGTAGACGTAGGGCGGGCCAAGATAGCGGCCAGCGTAGACTTCGTTCTGACTGATGATGAGCAGTTCGTTCATAATCTGGGTAATCGCCAGCAGCGGGCCAGTTCCAGCCAGCGTGATCGACCCTGCTTGGTTCGTGTTAGAAGGCGTCCAGTCAGTGTTGTCTTCCGAGGCAGACCACTGAACGATGCGGGAGTTAGTCGAATTACCGACCCCTATGACGATCCGCTCGTCGGTCACAAGGAAGTCCTGCATATCGGTCGGTGACGTAGAAATAACAAGCGCCGCTGCTGTCCCCACAGTCCACTCGTAGAGTTTCCCGTCACCACGGAACTGAGCAAGTAGGTTCTCGCCCCACAGGGCGAAGTCCCACGAGGCAGCAGGAGTTGGGATAGCGCCAGTGAACGTGCGTGGAGTGCCATATGTGCCAACGCCGTAAGCAAACGTGCCATATCCAACTAATAGACCAGAATCCTTGGCAGTGGGCGTAAACCCAGCGGGAGTGATGGTCGATTTTGCCCCAGAGGAGTCGATGTAGTAGAGGGCGCGGTTCGTGCCGACGACGATGTGCCGCGCTCCAGTGTTGTCAGTCCATGCAAAGACGTTACGAGGGGCTTCGATTGTGGCGTCAGCGTAAAGGGCTGCGATGTTTGTGCCTGTAGCAGTTTTCCTGCGCTCCCACCCGCCAATGACGCGGATCGACCCATCTTTCCAGCGCACAAGATTGGAGTCAGCCCAGCGCAGTTTCCCGCTGTAAGCTGTGCCGTTCTTGTAGACGCCCGGTTGTAGGCTGATGGGGATTAGAGGCATGGCAGAACTCCTTGATGCCTGACTATAGCCTAAGCTGCAAGTTTAGCCAATAACTAGGATAGACTTGCGGTATAGCGCATGACCTCGCCGCGCTCCCGATGGACAGTGATACATTTCATCGTGCTGCGGCCCGTATAGCCAAAGCCAGCGGCAGCGGCGTCTCTCGTCGTTATAGCCCTGTGGCTTTCCCACGACATCCCGCCGATGTCTTTGCTGCTGTCTTGGTGGATGTGGCCGGAATCTAGATACCGCCAGTATGTACGCCCCCAAATCGGGGCGTGAACATCGGCCACCTGTTGCACCAGCCGCTCTGGCTTGGTCTTGTCGCCGTGATGCGCGGCCAGCATATTGCGGCCAAATTCCCAGACCCAGAGTTTGGCGGGATTGAAGTGAATAGTCACGCGCTCGTCCAGTTCGTAGCGCATGACCAAAGCGATGGCGAGCATATGGGTAAAGTCAGGATCGTGGTTTCCGGCCAGCACAACAACGTCGATGTTTTTGTGCTTCGCTTTTGCTGCTTCGATCATAGAAACGTGCGCCCTGACTGCGGCCATTGCAGCTTGGGCAAACCGCCCATCGACATCAAGGATATGGCCCGATGCTGGGGTTATGTTTTTGGAGTCGTTTTGATGGAGGGTGTCGCCCAAATTGAGGATGATCGCCCTGTCGGTGTAAGGAGCAGCATGGATGAGGGCTGAAGATGCTTCTGCTAGGCGCTGTGCGGCGATTGCGATGCTATACTCCGCACCCGTCTCGTCCTTCCACGCTTTCATACCGAAATGCACATCAGCGACCAGATAGCGGGGCAGTAGATCGTGCGCCACATTGTCAGGCATAGGTGCTGGTAGAGGGGCAGGGACAGAGCCAAGGGCTTCTTTGAACAAGTCAGCCCACGGAGTCAGATCGTCTTCTGGGCGCTCTGACTTCCAGAAAACGCTGTCCCACGATCCAGTTTCCTTGTTCTGAACGCGCCGCCAGCCGTGCTTGCCCGTATCGGTCGATAGGCCAGTGCTTTCTAGCGCAGCCTTGACCCCTTCGTCGGCGTTGAGCCAAGCCTCTGCCGCAGCGTAAGCGCGGCGCACATAGTGCTTGTCGATCTGCAACTCTTTGGCCGCAGCAGTCTTGCTGCCGAGACGTTTGACGACATCGTAGATTTCACGTTGGCGAGGTGTCATTTACTGCATCCTGCGTCGATCTGCTGGATCAGTAGCGCCCCCGTAACCAAGGAGCGTGGGCCACCATCCGCCGCCAGCGCCGCCGCATGGGATGTACGGCTCTGCGCCGTGCCATCACAGATCGCGCTGTCGTTCAGCGCGGCGGCGCAGCCACTCAGCAGCAGCGTCAGGGTCAGGCACAGGCCCAACCGAGTTGATCCTCTTGGAAGTTTCGGCATAGGCTTGCAACTCCTCGATTTTCGCTGCTGCCTTTCCTGCTGACTTTCCTGCAAACCATGCGGCAAACAGAGTCAGAATAGGTTTCAGCAGCGAGGCAATGAGCGAACTCATGCCTTGCGCTTGGCAATCACAGACCAGACTGCGACAATAATCGTCGCAGCAGCGCCACCAACAGCGGTGGCCGTCTCGCTATCAACCAGCCCTTTGCCAACCAGATAGCCACCAAGTGCGGACGCTAGGGCGCGGGCGATGCCGCCAACTTCAGAAGCACTCATTTTTTCATTCCTTTGAGCATCGCCACAATGGCGTGGAAGATTGCAGCCAAAACTGATTCTGCTTCAGCCTTTTCCGGCGTGGTGACAGTGTGCATATCTGCACTGACTGGAGTCAGAAACAACGCGATCTCCGCCTCACGGCGATTGACCAGACCTCGGATCACCTCCCCTCCAGCCTTATTCCACATTCTAAAAGCAGCAGCAGCTTTGTCTTTATTTCCAGCGTTCAGTTCCCGCAGTACAGTGGATTTAGCAAATGCGCCTGTCCCGATGTTGTAGGCCAAACACACACACGCACCGCGCTCATTCTGGTTGATCTTAGCTGTGATGAGCGCGTCCACTGTATTTGCGAACTTGTCCACGCCCTGCCTCAACAGGTCTTCCGCCCGTTCTTGCGTGATTGTCATGCCGTAAGCTGGCTTGACGCCGACATCTGCCCCCGCAGTTGTGCCGTATCCGATAGTCCAGATGCCCACGATGTCTTGGTAAGCAACCAGCTTGCAGCCCTCGAACCGCTTGATCAGATCAATGG